CCGCTATGGACACCAAACAACTTCCTTCGCCTCGCGGCTTTAAGGGTTGCTTGTCGGCTCCTCGGAGTCGTAGCCGTCTAGCCCCCGTTAGGGGCCCCTCACCTAAATCCGCCAGCGGTGGTGAGGTTAAACGGTGTACGGTGTGCCTCCGGGCAGAGCGTATCACCAAGGAAACGATCCATAATGGGATGCAGTTGCTTCGGGTTAGGTATGGCTTGCCATACTCTGAACTTCCGGACTGCGCCCCTTCTGATCTTTCACGTTTCCTAAACTTTCTTCTTCTACAGGGTCAGGTGCGCGACTCTGTAGCCTTTCCGCGTCGCCAGCGCGCGGTTAGGGTTGATAGCGGCCTCTGCCAGCTGCAGAGGCTGGGAAGGAAGGAGAGGTGGGAGCTGGCCCACTCCCTCTCCTCAATTAAGCGCAACTTGCCAGCGAGTTGCTCCTTCCACACACCGTCACCGCGTTCCTTGTGGGAACGGAACGCGTTCTCTCTACCCCCACCCTCATCCCCCGAGTATCTTGCACACTGCAGGAGTGTTGCTACTCGGCTCTTCCGGCCCGGTTGGGATCGTGACTACCCTCGCTTCGTCGGCGAGCATGTTCCGAATCCGACCGCCCGTCTCCAGCGTCGCTCTAGGGCCGACGTCGCCTGGAGAGGAAACCGTGAAGAGTTCTTTAACGTGTGTCTACAGGAAACCGAGGTGGCTCCTCTGTTTATGGCACGTTACAAAGAAGTTCCGACCGCCGGCAAGCTGCGCCCTCTTGCAATCTTTGACCCTGTCATTGATTGCCTGGCGCCCTTGCACCGCTTGATGTACTCACATCTCGAGCGGACAACGGATTGGCTTCTTTGCGGTCCCCCGACCGAAGAAAGGATGACATCTGTCTGTGTTAACGCCTTCCAGACCTCCGTGGATCTGGTTGCGGCAACTGACGGCCTCGCTCACGATGTGAGTGAGGCACTCCTCGATGCACTGTTCTTCACCTCGGTGAAGATACCGCGTAGCCTTCGCGCGTTGGCGAAGGCTTCTCTTTCCCCCGTCATGCGTGACGCGGCGGGAGTGCATCGAAGAGTCCGGCACGGACAGATGATGGGTAGCTACCTCTCCTTTCCCCTACTCTGTCTCCACTCTTACTGCGCAGCCTCCTGGGCTGCGCGGTTCGACGTGAACGCCCGTTTTCTCGTGAATGGGGATGACTGTGTCATCTCCGCGGCACGAGCTGTCACCGTGCAGGACTACCCCTCGGGGTACCGGCTCAACGATGGCAAGACGATTCGGGCGCGGAATGTGGTTGAGGTCAACTCAACCTGCTTCCTCAGGAGTAGGGGAAGATGGCGTGAAGTGCGCCATCTTAGGAGAGGCGGCGCTTCTACCGATTATCAGGGTATGCTGCATATGGCCAAGGCCGTATCCAGCTCCCCTGCCTGGACCGACGCCTTCCAGAGGTGTCGAATCGGTAGAAGGTGGGGTTTTCTCCCTTCGCAACTAGGTCACTTCACCTATGCCTCTTTCAAGAGAGAGAGACAGATGACCAGGACGAGACACTTCACGTCCTTGCCCGATCTTGCCTTCGTGCAAGATGAGTCATCGTTGCGTCGGATCACTGGGCGTGATCCGACTCCTCTCGAGGCCGAAGCTCTGCGGAACTTCATGTGGGCCGAGGGGAGAAGGGGGAAGTTGAAGAGAGACGAATACCACCCGTCCTGCGGTTGTATTCGTCGGACATACGCGTATAGATCTAGGCCGGCTAGATCTTATCTCCATTTCGTCGCGTGGAGGCGCGCTTTCGGGACCCGCTCGCGGGCCCCTGGTTTCTTCCTTGTTCCGGACAGTTGGGAAACCGAAGAAGAGAGTGTAGGCATGTTCCTGTTGGATCGTTGGCGCCAGGCCTTCGATTCGCTGGCGGAACATGGTGATTGATTGGGTGGTATCCCACCGTTTCTGGTTCCTCTTGGAAACCAACGATCAGTCTATAACCGTGGTGTCTCATCGCCCCCACCTAATGGGTGAGCCCTCCGCTATCCCCTTCCGAGCCAGTGGCTGGGGAAGTTGCCCTTCATAAGGCACGAGTAGGAGAGGGCCCCTCAGTGGAGGGATAAAGTAAGAGTGAGTGTAAATAGACCACGCAAGACTCCGTTGGGATGTCAGTCTGGCTGACGACCGTCGCGGGGCCAGGTTTCGGCCTGGTAGGAAGAGGGACAGTGGAGGGTTTAGTGCCGCCGGGGCACGGACCTAGGCATCGAAAGAGAGTTCGCTCTTGAGTAGGTGCATTAGCCCACTG